TTATAGCCAAATAAAACTACCGACCGAAATCGATAGAAACTTTGTACTAAATTCTCTACTGACTTGGTCACCTCCCACAATTTTACCCTTGTGCGAGTCATGAGGACTATTCTCATGCCATTTTGGGCTGATTGTTCTTTACTGCTAGCACAATCATAGCTACTTTTATTATAGAAGTGTCAGTCTTCTTATTTTACAATTTATGTACCATCTGGCACAAAGGTCTCCACATAGAATATGGGTGGACCGAGATAAAAGAAACAGGTGTAATCTTCTCCTGCTGCAATATGGTACTCTCCAAACGCACGATTTTGTACTTGTTGTACACCATGTCGTGCAATTTGAAATGCTTCATCCCAATCATTATCGTTTGGTGTAGGATAAATCCTCAATTTTCCTGGAATGAATCTTTTATTTTTCTGATAGGGAACTTCCCACTGGAGTATGCTGTTCATATTACCGTATGCTAGCATAGCACCATTCATTGTGGTTTCTTCGAACGTTTGATTCATAGTTCCAGAAATTTCAGGAAGAGTCCACACATTTGCTGCGCGTGAACGTCCTGTATAGTTCCAATGTTCGGGGTTTTGTTGTCGCGTAACAGTATATCGTACACGATTATCAACATTCAATTCTGTTGCATCAAATAACCAACGAATTGAACCCCTTCGTCCTCCGTATGCACACGTTACATAGTGCAAAAATGTAAACCATGCTGGTGCATAAGTACCGGAGGGGGTGGCAAATGAATACCGGTTAATCGGTGATCCAGAATAATATCCTGGATAAAATGGAAACGCACCCATTTCGTCTCGTGTATCTACGAAACCCGAAAAACCATCACCAGGTTGTAATTTCCATCTGGTGAAGCGTTTTAGAAGTTGTCTGAAGCTTTTAATAGATTCTCCAAAATATACTAAATTTGTGGGATCACTTGAAGTCCCAATCATATTTGACATAGTATTCAATGTCTCCGTAAGAACTGGAGCCGAATCTGTTTTCATTGTTTCTTCAGACATTTCTAGTGCTTGAGGTTCTACCTCAGAAGATTGTGGCACAATTAAGGCACTCGGTGAAGTCAATCTCAAATTTTGAATGTATGTTGCATCTGGTACAGCAACTTCAAAATCTTCACATGCCGATAAAAACACATTAATTGAGATGTCATTATCAATAGTGGTATTTGGTACTGTCAATTCGTTCACGACATACACCGAAATAACACCATTTCCGTGTTTCTGAATACCTGAATTGTAACTTATAATCGGAAACGCACCGAATTGCTGATTTGGTGCTAAAGCTGGTTTAATATGCTCACGATAAGGATCAATCTGTCCCCATCCAATGTCGACTGTGAAATCAGTAGTATCACTAATATCGACGATTGTTGTGTAAGCAGTATTATACTCGGCAGTCTCACTGTCAGTAACTGGGTCGTAAACGATCTTCAATCGTCCCTTATGATATTTACTGCACACTACTTGGAACCGAAACTTCAAGGTTCCACGCCAATATCTAAATGGCATAGTAGCATAACATGTTGCTGGGAAATGTAGTTCACCATCCAACGTTTGTGCATGCAAACAAGGATCCACGACTGAATTCCACAATATTGCCTCTCGTTGTGCTCCCAAAGGCCACTCAAATGCATCCAACCATGACTGGTGTTTGACAATTGAGTTTATAGTGAGTTCATCTGTTGAGTCCAATCCAGCAATTGTAGGGTCAATAGTCAATTCTTGTTTAGCATCGACTGTCAACTTCATACAATCACTGGGCATGTTAACAACACTATAATTGGTAATGGGAAGTATACGATTATGTTGGAACTCCAAATTTACAGGAGCTGAATAACCAAACAAAGTGGCAATTGTACCAATAGCATTGGCACCAATCTTTGTTGCCAGTGCGAATGGTCCAACATAAGGTGCATCAACCAAATAGGAAGCAAAATTTGCTACTGCGCCTGCGATACGAGAAACTGGTTTATTACCATACTCATCAGCGGCTTGAGGCAAAATAGCTCCCGGTTCGATCAATGTGGGCACAGACATCTTCACTTCTGTGGCCCACGCAAAAACACTCACAGTAACGGTATCAGTTGCACCGTTAGCATGTTTGAGTGTCTGCATGGAGTGTATATCCAACACTCCCATCTTTCTCCACCCCATCGTTGGAATATCCAACACATTGTCTGGTGTAAAGAAAGGTAACAACATTTCCCCGCCCTGTGAATTGGTAGGGTCAAGGAAAATGTGTGGTCTCTGCGTGGCTGCTACCAAATCTGCAGAGATGAATGACCGATCAATGGTCATTTGATCAAGGGCGTCAAGTGGATTGTATGATACAATTGCTCGACCATAATGAAATGCGTTTCCATTAATGACAACCTTGATGTGCAATTTTGCTTGTAATAACCGATAATTTGCAATACGGTTAATAACACGTGGGTTTTCAAAAAATAATTGCCACGGGTTTATGCGTTGAAAAAACGGTGCATTAACCCCCCAATCTTGGGATGCTATAAGCAAGGGTCGCGAGAAGAAATTATCTAATGTCGCATCAACGTTCATTGGTTTATTACGTACAACATCGAAGGAAGATCTAACTTCTGTCATATATCCTGGATGTGCATCATCAAAATAAACGTTTTGCTCTTGTGTAGAACCTGGGGCTAAAGTATCATTCAGACCCATTTCTTCTGCTTGTGGTGTGACATTGTTAATGTCAACATGTGTGGATTGGTGTGAAGCAACAATTTGTTCTGCTTTTGGCCATGGTAAAGATAAATCTTTATAGACAGCGTAAAGTATATACAATGTAATTGATCCAAACAATCCCCACAATGAAAGGGAACCTTCTTCCCCCGCACTTTCCTGTGCTTGCGGTCTTACTATACCGCCAATGAATGATTGGGCACTACCCAACTTAGCTCGCTTAAGACACGAGAACTTCTCAAAATTATTAAACATAGGAAAATTAAAACTTTTATGCATTTGTACAATATGCAAACGTGCAAACGTATTTTAAAAATATAAATATAAAGCCTTTTATGTACAATCTATGGTATCCAATATATTTACAAAATTTCGATCTCAGTCTTTTCAATGAGATCTGGTGTGTACTTCTCTTTCCATTCACGAACTCTATCGTCAAATGTATAAGCTACTGCAGGTGGAACAAAATCCAACACCCGTACACATAGTTCTTTAATTTTTGGTTGATCTTTCTCAAATTCTCCTCTACCGTGCGCAAACAATTCATGCATATATGTTTCAACACATGAAATTGCAACAGTTTGAGGAGTTTCAACCTTAGATCTAACGTTGGCCATAAAACTCTTCAACATTGATCTTTTGTCCAAAGCTCCGATTCTTGTACCTATTTCAGGAATGTAAGTGGATGTGCGTTTCAAAAAATCTGCATCATCAATACTTAAATCATCAGTTATAGAATCAGTCTTCTTCGGTTCAGTTATCTTCATACCATGTCCAGCTAAAAACTCTTTGAAAGTTCTAAAGTTAAATCGATCACGATATGTCACTGAAACGCTTCCTTTAAAATCGTCACCATATGTCATAGCTGCTACAGCACTACGAAAATCTTTCACTTCTGGGCACATATGGAAAAATCCCATACGAACATACAAGGAATTCGCAATACTATTTATGTTAACGGTCACGTTATTTCCTGATGTATTCATATTGTAGGCCATAATCATTGTACCATTGTATGCAATAAGTGGGTGTATAATATCTGCCACCATAGCATTCATAATTTGAATATCATCTTTAGTGTAACCGCAACATTCTGCAATATCAATCATCGATTGCAGAGCTGCATATGTCATCTGGGAATTCATTCGAACATCATACTTCGAATAATCCCAGGCGACAACTCTTCCGTCCTGAGCAAACTTTTCGGCATGGGACATCAAATCATCCCATTGAGTTGAAAACGCATTGACACCTACTGCTGCTTCTGATAGTGTTGGACATAATGACAACACTCGTGCAATTGGCAAAAACCATTTGCGAATACCAAAACCTAGTGCCAATGCAACAGCTTGAAAAACTCTCACTTTCTCCGTACCTAACTTCGTTGGTTCATCTTTTAACGTAGCAGAAGTTACAGGATATGCTCTTTCATTTCTCTTCCAACAAGCCAAACATCTCTCATATTCCTTCACTATATCTGCATCAGGAATTCTATCTTCACAACTTTCACCATTCATAATGTAGGTAAATTTGTTTTTCTTTTGACCATACAACGGATACCCAATGCTTGTGTTCATAGGAATAGCGTCCAAAAAACGTTTACCTGGCACACCCATCACCACTTCTTTCATAGTTAATGGTACAATGGGATCCTTTTTGTGTTGTTCCTTTGCAAATTGCAAAATCGGTTGTAACCAATCCTTTCGGGATCGTTGCAGTAAGGAAGGCAAAAACATTTCAGACGGATTTATAATATGCTCTAGCGTCGCATTAAATGCACGCCAATTAGGTTTGAGTTGAGGTGGTCCCCACTCATTCTTTACTCCGAATATATTCTCTGCTTCTTTCTGCAAGATAGATGGTACAACTTGGCTTTTTGCCTCACTGCGCAATTTGACAGATCCAAGAACATCAATAGCAGCATTGTGATCCAAATCCAAAATAAATTTGGAATTAGGATGTACTTCACTACTCTCAATAACTCGTATTCCGTATTGCGTATCGGGCAATTTTGTTGAAGTGGCCATTCCGCGAATCCCTGATAGAGCCAACAATTTCTTCCTGACTTCCATGGCTTGTTTCTGGGTGACTGTCATCATCATTCCATATTTCTTCTCTGTGTTTCCACCAATATGAAAACCAGCAACAATAGGTTGTTTACCTTCTGTCACTAGCATAGACATACAGACACCATTACTTGCCTTGTTAGAGGTGTAAGAACCTCCGACCATAGACATGTACTTGTGACCAACTAAACCATGTTCAACCGTCAACTTTTCTGTGGACAATTTTGCTTCCTTATCTCGAACCATGAGAGTGCAAACTGATATACCACTTGGTGCATCCAAGGGTAGGAATTTCTTAATATTCTCTGTAAGATCAGGACATCTCTCCACAAAACATTCAACCATGTCTAATCCATCAAATTGAATTGTATTCACATTCAATTCAGCAGTAAATTTAAACTTACTTGTTTTTAAATCACTGTTGCGAAACACTTCACCTTTGACGTATGGTAAAGGGGATTTTGACATGTCTGAACCTGGATAGAAAATGTGTAGCGGAAACCATACGTACCCCTTTTCTGGGTACACAATGTTACATCCCGTGATCGATCCATCAGATCGTGTGAATGAACACCATCCCTGATTTTTCTGACCTGTTGCCAAAACATGTTCAGGTAATGCACCTTCAACTGAAGAACTGGCTTTCCAACCAATTTGTTTCATCATATATCCAAACCAACTAGGCTGTGATTCAATGTCTTCAGGTGTCAATGATTGAGGTTTAGACTTTATCCTTGTCTCATTCCACATAGTTATTAGTTTTACACCAAGGGCTAACGTCGCTACAAACAACACACCTTTTGGAAATTTTCCATCTCTCACACGCTTTGCGTAATCTGGCAATGCGTCACGTTGTTTGACGTAACGTTCTTGAATTTTCTTCATACGAACTTGGTGTAAAAAATACCCTATGCATGTTGTCGTCCACATTGACGCAACACCTGTGGCAGCAACTGCCTTACTACGACGGATGATCCCATAACCTAACATGGACAATCCAATAGCGCCCATAATTCGTACGGGACGTCTTATATCATAGTATGCTGCTCCACTTTGCCAAGCGTATACAGTTCTTTGAAATGTACGTGTTTTGAACAACCAATCCGGTGTTATTGCTACCAGTAATGGTGTTCCCTTTTCGTTCATTTCGTGCTGAATTTCACTAGCCAGCTGATTCGTGGCCATTGTTCTTATTGGCGCAAAACCTACGCACCAGTTTAATAAATCTACTGGGCGTGTCCATGATTTAATATATCCATCTATGGCTTGTTTTGCTGCATTCGTTGCCACACTCGTTAGAAATTCCATGGAATGTGGTGTGACATCATCCTTGTTAACACAACGACAATATTCAGGAAATTTGCAACACTTACTGCAGAATTTGGCACGAGCCGATTCATTAGATTTCTTTATCAATCCATCCTGTTCTTCTTTGTGATCTTTAGACAATTGAATTATCACATCCAAATATTCTTCCAATCGCAATTTATAACACTCTATAACACGACCATCATCCATTTCCACTTCAAGGATTTTGAACTTATAACCAATCTTATCCTTATTGGCTTCATATGTTTCAATTTCCTCAATTGTCAGCTCCCATATATCTTGTACCAAAGTTTTTGAATCTTTGATTGCTGGGTTTTTCTTATTCAACATTGTTGTACCTGGTTTACGGAACTCTTCCCGTACTGTAACACCAACATGATAAAAACGTCTCAAAATAGACTCAGGACAATTACTGTATTGCCTTGCTAAAATCTTTAACATTGGACGTAATAATACCACATTTGAAATCAATGAACACAACACCTTTAGCATTCAATTCAGCTTTAATCGCTTGTGC